GTTTGGATGTTGCAATTTCTTGCAATTTCTTTTCATGTTCCATACGTGCCTTGGCGGCAATCTCAAACCCAGATGATAATAGCCCTGCAACAGCCCCTATAATCATCCCTGTTTTAGCACTTTTTCCAAGGCTTTTAAACACCTCACCCATTTGCATGGCTTTATCTACAGACCCTCCTATAACGTTTTGTATCTCGGCTATCTTAGCAGAGAAATCCCCTAAATCTACTACATTCAATTCAGAGACAAAGTTATACAAGGTCTTCACGGTTCCTGCTGCTTTTTCAGCGCTCCCTTTCAGTTTCTCAAAGGCAAGCGCCTTATCGGTATCCTTACCACCTTTAGAAGCCTTCATGAACTCCTTGAAATCTTGGGCTAAGGCTGAAAATACTGGTCTTATTTCCTTGGCTTTCCCTTTGGCATTCTCCAGACCTTGAGAAATAGCATGAAGGGTCTCCGGACTAACATTGCCCAAATCTTTCATTTTCTGATAGAGTACTTCGGCATCGGCAATAAGGCTATCCAAATCACTCAAATTCATATTGGATAGGTCACCAAATAGGTTAGAGATAGTGGTTCCTGCTTCTTGGCTATCGGTTTCTAACTTGAATAATTCATCATTCTTTAGTTTTTCCAACTCTTTGAGCGCCTTTTTAAGCTGTTTTACCCTCTCATTGTATATTCCATCTACATTCTCGGTTTCTATCTTTGCGATTTCACTCAAAAGCGTTTTCTTATCCTCCTGAAACTTGTGCTCTATATCCCTTCTTTTCTCATCATAGCCTTTGTATTTCTCCAACATTGATTTTATAAGGCTCTCCTCCTGTTGCTGTTTGAGGTTACTATTTTGCTTATTAGCTATGATCTCATTTTCATTGATAGCCTTCAATCGAGCATTATAGGTGTCACTACTCATTGACCCCTTACTATCGGCACGTTCCTTTTCTAAGGCACGACGAGTATCCTCACCTCCACGACGAATAGCCTCCGCTTTTTCCTCATAATAATAACGTACCAGGGCCAACTCCTTTTCATAGCCTTCCTGCATTTGCTCGATATTAGCTTTCTGCTGGGCTAATTCGTTATCTATGGCAAGTCGTGTGGTCTGTAATAGGTGAGCTTCTTGTTCAAAAATAGGGTGTTCAGATTTGGCGGCTTTGGTGGTTTTTGATTTTAAGTCGTCTCCAGTTAGTCCCTTATACTCCTTTTTCTTTGACTCTAAAGTGGCTCTTTTTTCTTCTAATTCTTTTTGAATTTTATCTGATACACTTGTGCTATTTTTATTCCTATTTTCTATGGTTTCTATTTGCTTTTCTAAGGCTAATATCTCCTTTCTAAGGACAACTACATTTGTTGTTTTTTCCTTTTCCTTCTCTATCATTTTTATATGATCATTATAGGCTTGATTAAAGCGCCCTAAGTCTTCATACGAATAGTTTAGAAATGGATTATCCTCATTTATAAGTCTAAATTGTCCTTTTGTACTTACGTCTTTCTTTCTGTTGAATGCTTCGTTTATCTTACGCTTTGTTTCTTCCAATTGAGAAGCATTCATTCCATTAAGAGAATTGGCAAAATCATTCACTTCAAGGCCAACAACCACCTTTTCTTGTTTGCGTTTTAGTAGCCCATCTTCTTTGATTTGACTTCTTAGTCCATCAATAGTCCTTTGAATACCCAATGCTGCGGTACTATCTACCTTTTTTTGGAGTTCCTCTAATCGTTTTATCTCGGCTTCTTTTGCTTTAATGCCTTTTTCTGTTTTAACGACAGCATCACGAGACATATTTTCATCCATTGCGGCAAATTCACCATTGACATCTTTTAGAGCCTTAGCCATGTTTCTCAATAAGTCGTTCAATGAGGTATATTGGTCAAAAACTCCTTTCATGGTGCTTTTGAGGGTCAAAAAAGCCGTATTTCTCTGCTCCCAAGTCTTGGTCTCATCTTGTACAACAGAGATTAAATCGTTTATTTTACTCTTCTGTTTGTCAATAATACCCGCTTGCTCCTCACGCAATTTGTTATGCCGTTCGGTGGCCCTTGTGTTTGCATCGGTACTATCTCTCAAAATGAAATAAGCACTTACCAATCCCATAGCTGCTGTTGCCACCAGTACATAAGGATTGGAAAGCATGGTTGCATTAAGGAGTTTTTGGGCTTTCTCTAATAATAGAAGCCCTCTATATTGTGCAAGTTGAGCAATCGTCCAGCCTTTTGTGACTTCAGCATTAACAGCAACAACGGCACTATTCACAAGAATAGCCGTCTTATACGCCCCATAGGTAGCAATAAGCCCCGCTATTACCTTACCCAAGGTTTGGTAATTCTCCACCAAGAAAGCCACGCTTGATATAGCCCCCGAAGCTATGCCTTCGGTAGCTTTGCCTATCTCGTTGAGTACATTAGCAAAATTATCTTCCAAGTTGGACAGCTGACCGCTTAGGGTTTTGCTCTGCTCTGCCATTAGGTTGTAGAATAGTCCGCCCTCGTCTGTCATGCCCTTGATAACGGCTTGTACTTCAGCAAAGCCTATTTTCCCTGCTGAAACCATGTCTTTGATTTCGGTTTCACTCTTACCCACGACCTTACTCAATTCAGCAATGATAGGAATACCTGCATTCATGAACAAGGTAAAACCTACCAACGCAAACGTCAATAAACCAAATATTTACAAGGCTGTTAAAAAATACTTTTGTCAATATTTGTGTCATTATTTTTCAAAAACTTACTTTTGCCCCCTGATAAGTATCAAATTTAATTCGTATCTTTGCGTTTCGTTAATTTATTTCGTATGTTTGAAACAATTAAAACACTTATTGAAAGCACCACGGGCGCGCCTCTGAAAGGTAACAGGACTTCATTAAAATTATTTTGCGGGCTGGTGTATAAGCACTCGTATAAAAGTCAAAAGGAGGTAGCGGCGTTTTTGGGTGTCTCAAAAAACCTCGTATCATACTACATAACACAGCATACGAATAACCTCAAAATCTTAGAATATAGAGTACAGTTTAACGAGTTGGAAAAGGCTTTGATTGAGGGCGTGGGTGGTTAATAAAAAAAAGTACTACCTAAAAAGATAGTACCTAAATATTAATAATGTAAAAACCTTATGTTATAATAAATCTTTATTGACTTGCTCCCTGCGGTCTATTACTTCCACGCTTATACTACTGATAACATCTTCATTATCGTTACTTCCAACGAGGGCATGTTTTTCCCTCCAATTATGCTTATTTATAAGTACAAATTTAGTCATAGAGGCGTTAAGGCGGTCGGCTGTTCCGTACTTCTGTAACTTGAGTTCTTGTATTTTATCGGCTTTGTCTATTAGCTTTAAAAACGAAGGAAATTTATTTCGTAGGTATGCAATAAGTTCAGGATAAAGGTCTTTTTCAATTATCAAAAATTCCTCGTAAAAGATATTCCCTTTGTCGTTACCTTGTTCGTCTTTTTCCTTAAGCCACTCGATAAGGTCGTACCCCAACTTTAATGCCTTTTCTTTTGTCCATTTCTCTGGGGGCTGGTTATCCTTTGAAAATAACCTTCCATTTATTTTTTTTTCCTGCTTTGTCATGGTCTTAAATATTATTTATCCAATTTAAATGAAAGTCATAAAGGGCTTTATTTTGGGTAAAAAGGTACTGTTCTATTTTTGAATTTTGGGACATATTACCGCTACCCTCAATCACGAAAAAACCGCCCTTATCCGTTTCAAGGCATATTATTTTCGTGTGTGTATTTGCTATTTTTACCTGAAAAGTATCTTTTTCGTACTGCTTAATTAGGTTATACACGTCGGGGCATAATTTAGGTACTCCATCATTTACCAGTAGGTTAATTTCTCTGATTTGTCCTTTATCGTGCAAGTCTTTCAACTCTTGCACCACCTTTTTACCAATGCGATAAAAAGCGATTGTTAGGCGTTTTATAATATTCGTTTCAAGGAAAAGCAGTATAAAATCAAAACTATTTAGCTGGCTTTTGGTTACTATATGCAAACAATCGTTTTTTTTAGGTAAGCCCCCTAAATCACTGATTTTATTTAAAGCCGCTGTAAATAGCTGCTTATTAGATAACGTAACGCTGCAAGCCTTGAAATTCGTATTTGCCGCCGTTACGAATTTATCAGCCACAACCTCCCTTGCTTTCCTTTTTTGCCTTACTGGTTTTAACATGGTTCTTTTGGGTTTTAGACAAATAAAAACCTGTCATTTTTTACCTCGCTGGAGGTTCGTTATTGGTTTGCTTTTAGTTCTTTCATAGCCTCTATGATCGCCGCTTTAAACACGTCCTTAAGTTCAAGGTTTTTCGTTTGCTCCTCTGAAAGCCCTACCCTCTCTATTTCGTTTGACTGCTTATTTTTGTGCGCTGCATACTCTAAAATATCGTCAAAGCCGTTCAAATTAGCGTCTGTCAAAAATACATTCATATTGTTTTTTTTCATTGTAACGACGGCGGCATCGCCAAACTCTTTTTCTATCTTATAAAACAACGCCTTTTCCATAGCTGGGAGGGCTTCCACCTTATCATAAAAATCTAAGGCGGTTTTTATCTCTTGAAAAGCTAAACTATTAGCAAAGGCATTATTTAACTTATTTGCCAATGTGTCTATTTTTTTTAAAGTCTCATAAGGCATAAAGCTGCTTTTAATGCCGTTTTTTTCAAGCAGTCTATTTTGTGCCTTTATATCCTCCAACTCGTTATGTAACGCCTGTATTTCCTGATTTTCTGTTACAGTGTTACCTATCATTTTGCCCGCCTTTATATCCTCTTTAATGCGGTTTAAATTAGTTTCATAACTTTCCATAAGAATACCTTTTTTTAAAGCGCAAAATTACTAAATATTTTCTATAAATCAAACAATTATAAAAGC